CCCTCGTTGCAGACCTGCAAGCCGGGGAAGTTTGGGTCGCTCCTCATCACCGCGTGCGGGCGCTTCATCTTGCACCGGTCGCACACGGCGATTGCGATGTCTGAATAGCCTTCGGTGTCGAGGAAACGAGGCATGGCTTACCTCGTGTAGACGCTGATGTTCGGCGCGAAGTAGATCGGCGACTTGTCGCGCTCCTCGACCTCGGCCAAGGTCAGGTATTTCTCGGCCTGCCCCTCAAGGTAGGCGATGCGATCCAACGCAACACCCGGCAGTTCGAGGCTCATCTGGTGAGCCAGCATCGACTGCACGGCCAAGAACCAGCGCTGGGGGATCTCCAGTTCGCCGGAGAGCGAACCGACATCCATGATCTGGCGCGAGTACCAGACCGTCATCTGCACGAAGGTGTTCGAGGGCACCGGCCAAAGGTAGATCTCCGACTCAGGGATCGTGCGGTTGAACCAGTACTGGAAGGGCTGGTTGGCGGTGAAGTTTTTGTTCGGCAGGTTCGTGTAGTCGTCCCGGTTCAGACGCGCCATCGTGATCTCGGTCGAGTTGTTCCCGAAGTAGAGTTCGCGAAGCGACAGCGTCGAGCCGTTTCTGGCCCGGATGCGGTAGAACTGCACGGTCTGGCCCGGGTCGATGTCGTACCAGAGCCATTCATCGTTGACCCAAGCGGTCACACCCGGGTCGTAGAGCGTTTTCCAAGTGATCCCGTCGGCGGAGTACTCAAATATGCAGTCGATACTCGCAGAAACGCCCGGCAGAACGCCGATTGAGCCGATGTAGACCGGGTTGTTGGTGCCGTAATCGACTGTGATGGTGCCGTTGGCGCTGGTTTGGGTACAGAGGGTGTCAATGTTCGAGTCAAAGGCGTTTCCAACGATGCCCCCGGCACTCGATGCGTACCCGCCGGTGCTGTTCGGGGTGGGCCTGTTCATTTGGCGGTACAGTGCTTGGAGCACATCGTTGCCGCCAAGAGGCAATTTGTAGATGTACTGGTCGGCCTTCAGGCCGTAGACCTTCTTGTCGATGGCCCAGTACTGGATCCCGATGTTGATCAGGTTCGAAAGCAGAAAAAACAGCGACTCGCGGGCACTCAAAACCTGCTCGGAGGTCAACTCCTCGGCCAATTTCCCGCAGCGACGCGCCCCGTGATCAATCAGGGTCTGGACTTGGATGACGGTCGTACCGACGGTTCCCGAGTAGGCCATGTTCACCTCACCATCCGGGGCAGTTCCAACGCTTCATGGACGCACGGGCGCGACTCCCCTTATCGCTTTTCTCTGCAACAGGCTCCATTCTCGCGCAAAACGAGTCCCGACGAGCACCCCCTTGGGGCTGCGGAGCCTTCAAATTCGACCCAGTCTCGCGGTTGTACTTGGCCCGACCCTTGGCAGTCAGCCCTGCGCCTTGATCAACCGGCATCTTCTCGCCGCGGCCAACCGCCAGACTTACTCCGCCTGATTTGAGCTTGGCGGTTTTGGCTGACTGCTTGAAGGCTTCAGTCGTTGGCGCACCCGTGCTGCCAGCTCGGCGCATTTTTTCGCCAGAGCCTTCAGCGATTCGCTCACGCTTTGCATTAATGTTTGCATACAAGCCACCATCCTTCATCTTTTTGGAATATAGCTTTTCCACAATCTCCAACCTCTCGGGTTTGGTTGTGGCTTGGCTGACAATCTTTAAACGCTCCGGCTTGCTCTTGCCCTCTTCATAGAACCCAGCCTTTTTTAAAGACTGGACTACTCCGCCATCTTTCATTTTTTTGTCGGCCTTTACAAACTCTTTGCCGACCTTTTGCGGCACACCACCAAAGCCACCCTTAGTATGGGCGGCGGCTTGCATCAAACGATGCTGGGCTGGTGATTTGCTTGGCATAATTAACCGTAAGATTTAACCATCTCAAGGACAATGGTGTAGAAGTCGCCGTTAGAAGCATCAGCAGTGCTGAACAATACATCACCAGTTTTTCCAGCGCCTGCGTTGTTAGTCAAACCGCCGAACTTTTCAAAATCAAATGTATATTCAGAATTTTGTGGCACACACCAGCAAAATACATCTGTGGTTGCATCCCAATAAATTTGTACTTCCAAGCCATGCGTTGCGGCATGAATCCTTGTAATAGTTACGCCAGTGCAGGCTCGGCCAGATGCACTTGATGTCAAAGCAGAAACATCCACCTTCAAAACTTTGCTTTCACCAGTACCGTCAGAAAGGTTGGTGAATTTCATGATTGCCATCCGCTCACCATCTATGAGCGTTTGACTTGCGACTGCATCGGCCATGACTTATTCCTTAAATTAAAAGCGGGGGCCGAAGCCCCCACCTTGGTTCAGCACACTCGTCCGCCGCGCTTCTTGGCAGGTGTCACAGTGACAGACTCCTTGGTCTTGGTGACGCTGCCTTCTGGCACTTTGGGAGAGAACAAGCCCTTAATCCCCTGCATGACGCGCTTTGGAGCGCCGAGGATCGCATTACGCATCCCCTCGTTCTCTTCGCGCTGAGACTTCTCCCAGTTCTCATACGCCCGCTGGTTGCGGTTCGTCTTCAACTGGTCTTCAGCCTCAGCAGGGATGCCACCCTCCTTCATCTTCTTGCCGTACTTGCTGTACACCTCGTTGGAGTACGCCTTGGCCTGTTTCATGGCCGTGGCGTTCTCCTTCGTGAATGCCTTCTGCAAGCGGCCCTCAGCGGCAGTTACTTTGCCGCCTTTCTTGAAGGTGCCGGAGAGTTCGGTGATGGACACCGGGGCAGTGGGCTTTTTGCGGCCTTGGGGCATCGCGACGGGGGCACCGCTATCAACAACTCCCCCCGCCGCGTAGGCTTTTTTTGCTGCGCCGCCTTTTTTGTAGCCGCCAGCATTTGCCTTCGCAACGCCACCAGTAGCGTAGCCACCATCGTTGCCCATCTTCACCTCGCCGGTTTTGGCCGGAGAGTGATCGGGCTTTGCGGTGTGCATCTTGGTGTTGCGGTACTCACCACCTTGGTTCTCGGTGTTGATGATGCCGCTCTTAGGCAAGCCGCCCTCAGCCATCTTGACCGAGCCGCCTTTTTTGTAGCCGCCCTGACCCATGACCACACCACCGGTCTTCAAGCCCTTGTGGGCCTTGGACGCGGGCTTGTCGGCGTGTTCTTTCAACGCCTTGGAGGTCTTGGCCATCTTGGCCATTTCAGCCTTGTGCATGGACTTGGTCTCGCCGCCCTCTTTCATCACTTGAGCGGCCATGCCAACGGGGGCCGCGGGGGCGGCACCAGCAGGCATTGCACGCATCGCACGACGACGAGCAGCCATCGAGGGCTTCATGGGAGCCTTAGCACCCATCATGCCGCCACGAGCGGGCATCGAAGACATCGCGGGGGCAGCCATGTCTGGCGAGCCGCCCATCTGCATCTTCTTCTCAACCTTGCCGCCCTTCTTGAGTTTCAACTCAACGGACGGCTCGGTGGTCATCATCTTCACCATTGGTTTGAATTGGCCCATGATGTGCCTCCTCAACCCTTCTGGGCGTATACCACGGTGAAGCGGTAGATGCCCTGAGTGGTGCTGATAGTGCCGTTCGGGTCAACCGTCAGGAAGACGCTGGTATTGGAACCAACATCAGCCATCGCGGCCAACTGAGCAGCGGTGAAAGTTAGCGCAGCGCGACCGCCACCGATGACATCCGTGGCCGACAGGTATTGGGTACCTGCGGCAGCGGTGCCAACCGTTGCGTTGATCGCGGTTGCGGTGCCGCCACCGACTACCTCGTTCTGCACCTGATCAATCAGAAGATCGATGAGTTGCGAACCGGCAGGGATGGTGACACTGGTACTGGACGCGGTTCCGTCTGCGTTCGTGGTTACGGTGCTGGTCTGCATCAAGACGACGAAACCGCCGTCAGTGGTGTCGGTCAGCGTGCCAGAACCGGAGCGCAGGGCGGAACCAAAATAGGTTTGTGCCATGTCGTTCTCCTGAAGAGAGGGAGGCCGAAGCCCCCCATCTCATGTTTAGACGCCCGGCGTGCCATACATGGCACGAGGATCAGTGAAGCCGATGTCGTAACGCTCGGTGGCCTTGTAGCGCATCGAGTCGGTTTCGAAGTCGCCCTCCATCGTCTTTTCCAGACGACGGCGCATCATCAACTTCATGCCCTCGGGGGCATCGGTCTGCACCCACCATGCGGTTGCGCTGGTCAGACGCGAGATCACAGCGGCACCCTCGTCCAGCAAGCCAATCGACTTGATGGGGTTGATGTCGTTGTTCGCGTTGCCAGCACGC